ATTCCGCTGATTATACAGGCAGGTATCGACCTGCTCATTTCACTCATTGGAGCGCTTCCGCAGATTATAACCACCATCGTAAACGCGATCCCCGAAATCATCGGTGGCATCATCGAGGCGGTGCTTGGAAATATCGATAAGATCATCATGGCAGGCGTTCAGCTGTTCGTCTCGCTCATTCAGAACTTGCCGAAAATAATCGTGGAAATCGTCAAGGCGGTACCGCAGATTATTGCAGGCATCGTTCAGGCATTCGGCAATCTCATGTATAAGATTGTCGACATCGGCGGCAATATCGTCAGCGGACTCTGGGAAGGCATCCAAGGTCTTGCAAGCTGGCTGTGGGATAAGGTCAGCGGATGGATTTCTGGCATCTGGGACGGCATTTGCGACTTCTTCGGAATTGCGTCGCCCTCCAAAGAAATGGGCTGGGTTGGCGAAATGCTGGTGGAAGGCTTGGCAGGCTCTATCAACGATAACGGCAAAGACGCAGTCAAGGCCGCAGAGGGCATGAGCAACGACATCACCGATGTGATGCAAGGTCTGGCAAAGGACATGGAAACCTCCATTCCGACGGATTTCGACATTTCCGCAAATGCCAATGTAGCGTCGACAATGGCTGGATCGTCGCTGGCACCGGCAAACGCAGGATACGGCGGATTCACAATGGAGACGTTCATGACAAATGTCGTTACGGCTCTGAAGGAAGCGGTTGACAGTCTGGCTTTTGGCGGCGACTTGGTAATCCCTGTTTATGTAGGCGGCACCATGCTGGATGAAGTAATCGTAACAGCGCAGCAGCGCGTAAGTTTGAGAAGTGGAGGTAGATGATCGTGCATACACAATATATTATTTTCAACGGCGAAAATCTGCCTTCGCCCACCAACTACAATATATCCCTCTCCGCAGTCGTGGCAGATTCATCGGGCGAGACGGAGGCAGGAACAACACAAAGAGACATTGTCAGGATCGGTGTCGTAACAATCGCGCTGGCATTTCAGACAAACGCCGTATGGCTGAAAAAGCTGACGGCGTATTCGAAGTTGCCGAAATTGACGGTGCAATACTTCGACACCGACGATCTGACGCTAAAAACAACCGAGATGTATATCGACGGATACAAGGCATCTCTCATGCAGGATACGCCCAAGAAGGGATTTTGGAATGTGTCCTTCAACTTGAAGGAACTGTGAGGTGGCAGCATGTATCCAGTTTCAGATAAATTTCTCGCAGCAATCGCGTCCAACGCCAGACAGTACAGGTGGTCAGGAACGATCACCACGAAAAGCGGCAAAGAATACAACTTCGATAACGAAGACATCGTCAAAGGCAGCGGATACATAACCCGTTCCTGCTGCGGCAACGCGGAAATAGAACTGGGTACAGTCTATGCTTCGGAAATGGGCATTTCGCTGTTTTCGAACATTGACAGATATTCGCTGGACGGAGCGACGGTGCGGATGTACTTTCACTTGGCGTTACCAGACGGAACAGAGGAAACCGTACCGATGGGCGTATTCGAGGTGTCGGAGGCAAACCGAACCACGAAAACACTTGAAATCAAGGCATACGACTATATGCTCCGCTTCGACAAGCCGCTTTCGGTGGACTATTCAAACGGCACGCCGTACAACTATCTTTCGGTCATGTGTACGGAATGCGGTGTAACAATGGCGCAGACGCAGGCGCAAATCAACGCACTCACCAACGGCACCGCCACGTTGGGTATTTACATTGAAAACGACATCGTAACCTTCCGCGATTTGCTCTATTACGTAGCGCAGGTCGTTGGCTGCGTCGCGCAGATCAATCGCTTCGGCAAATTGGAACTCATTCCGTACAAGCATGAGCCGGACGTGGAAATGCCGCAAACGCACCGATTCGACAGCAACTATTCGGATTTCGTAACACGCTATACGGCAGTATCGTCGAGCAACCTCGTTACAGAGGAGGCGGAATATTACGGTCTGGAAAACGATGACGCGCTCACAATGAACTTGGGCGTCAATCCGCTATTGCAGTTCGGACTTGTGGCAACGCGAGAGCGACTACTCCGCGCAATTCTCAATGCAATTGCAGCAATCGAATATGTGCCGTGCGATGTAACCGTAATCGGCAATCCCGCACTCGACCCGATGGATGTTATTCGTTTTACAGGCGGCCACGCAGATGACAGCAAAATGTCCTGCATTACGAGCATTACCTATAACATCAACGGCAAACACAAAATAAAATGCGTCGGTAAGAACCCGAAGTTGGCAGCAGCGAAATCGACCAACGATAAAAACATCACTGCACTGATGAATCAGGTGGAGGAGAAAAAGACGGTCGTTTATTCCTTCGTAAACGTAGCGCCATACGATATAGAATCCAACCCGTTTGAGATTCTCAATATCGACTACATTTCAAAGGAAACGACGTCGGCTATGTTCCTCGCAGAAATACTCCTCAATGTTACCGCAACCGAGGAGGTACAAAGCATCGAAGGTACAGTAACCTACGATGACGAAACACAAAAAGCGGTAGTCTTTAATTTTACGCAGAAAGCAGCACCGGAACTGACGGTGACATATAAGCTGAACGGCACCGAGATAGCGACGTTCAAGCCGAAGCAGGTATATCGTGAAGGTCGACAGATTTTAACGCTATTCCTGCCCTTGACAGATATTATCGAAAACAGCACCAACAGCTTTGCCGTTCTGCTTAACGTGGAGAACGGAACAGCAACCATAGGAGCAGAACAGATACGTGCTACGATCAGCGGTCAAGGTCTGGTAGCAGGCATCGGTAGCTGGAACGGTAGAATTAGTATTACTGACGAAATCAGCGCCGTAACACTGGAGGCGTTTGCATCGGTCAACATCGAGAACGTGCATACGGCAGCAGTGGTCTCCCAGCCGAATATATCGAGACAGGCAGTACAGCAGGTGCTTACGGAAATCGCTGTTTCTGGATTTTCTGCGGTTATGCTGGACGGCATCAACGAAAGAGTCACAGCAGGAGAAGTTATCAAAACGGCGACGATCAGTACGGAATACGACGAAGGATACTTCTACAACAGGATTTTTATTACAACGGAAAACAATACGTTTGCATTACGCACCTCAACCGTGTTCAATGGCGCGGTGGCTACCATTGACAGCGGGCTGATAACGGCGGTGCAAATTCCGTTTGAAAACTACGAAACAGTTACAGGATTGGAGGTGTCGGAATAATGGCAATAAGAAACTACGAAAGCGTGCAAGAGATTATTGACGCAGGAACGACGTATATGACCACGCTGAGTAGTACCTCCAACGACGACGGTACGATCAGCATTTCCAATCCACCTTCATGGATAAAGTTCAACGGAGTAACGCCGACCACGATGTACGCCAGCGGCAACTCGTGGTTTGGTGTTACCGGCAATACGGAGCAGATACGCTTCAATCGCCGTGACGCAAAGATATATTACCTATATGCCGAGGAAGGCACCTTGTACGAATACTACCATTTTTACAAGCTGCGTTGGCGTGGGTACTCCGCTTACAATAAAACGACCAGTTCCTATTCACAGGAATGGGAGGTTATCTTCTTTAGCACAGGCGACATTATGATCCGCGCCGTTACCATACCGACCAGCAGCTACAGCGGCACGTTCAACATTGTCGCAGCGCAAACCTATACGTATTCAGCACCCAGCACGTCAAAAAGGTACGTTTCTTTCTACTCGCAGGACGATAACAACAGCACATTCCAAATCTCATACGACATCATCGATATTCCGCTTCCGTTTCACAAACGCTGGCTGATAGAAGATGGTGGCGTTTTCTATAACGTCGTCGATGGCGCACTAAATCCGTTGGAAATCACGGAATTGACCGCAGCAAACCTTCTGGAATACGGAAACGACGATCCACCGGACGGATCGCTTCTGCTCTCGTTGGTGGCACCGACCATCTACCATTGGAATGACAGCAATAGCGAGGAATTCGAAGTGCCGACGCAGCCGGAAATCAAGGCAACGCTGGCGGCAGTTCCGTACACGCAGCTGTTGGAAGTTCACGTGGACATGAGCCACGAAACGATAACAGGCATCGGCAGCGTCAGTGCGCAGTACGGAGGAGACGTACTTGCGATGTATTCGCTGGATGACGGCGCGAATTATACCGAGCCAATTCCGATGGCGGATTTTCTGAATTTGGACTTTGCCACGATATTCGCAGGGCTGCCTGAAGATAAGGTGCTATATCTGCGATTTTCGCTGTGCGCAGAGGCATTCCTCGAACATGTCCTGTTCAATTTTACAAACACATAATGGAGGCACATCATGTTAAAAGGAACAACAAGAATAGAACTGACGGATGTCCATACAGGCGAGAAACAGGTCGTAGAGGATCACAATATGGTGACCAATGCGTTGAGTATGCTTTATCAGCCCAAGCTCGGACACCTCACCCAAGAGTCAACACTCAGAGGATTTACGCCTGCATACAGCGCGATGATGGGCGGACTGCTGCTCTTCGATGACACTATCCCCGAAGACCCGAATCAAATCTTTGCACCGGCAGGCCTCAACGTAACTGGCTGTGCGAGATACAACGAGGTCAATACGAGTACAGGCAAAGTGCAAGGCAGCTACAACCTCACCGAGAGTAAGTACGATTCCACCAACAAAAAGATGACATTCGTATATGACTTCAATACGTCCCAAGGCAACGGCACAATCGCTTCCGTTTGCCTGACAAATATAGACGCGGGATACGGAGCGTATGGTAGCGACCTGACATATTTGCAGGATCTCACGCGAACCACGTTCACCACGCCGTTGGAATATTTGATAGGCGACAAAGACCAGTATGCAGGCGTTTCCGTCGGTCAGTACGAGCATCTCTTTTACTTAGACCCAGAGGACGATACTGCGTACTATTTCACCGTCGTGGATAGCACACACCTTCAGGTGACGAAAAGGCTGATGAGACTAAAAACTTTCTCGCTATTTTCAAACAGCTTGAAGGTGAAGGAAAAACTCGATTTGCAGGTACTGTCAAACGCGCTCGGCAGCTACAAGTGTTATAATTTCGACCCAGACGATAACGCGCTGTATATTTTTTCGTCTACGGCCTCAACCGTTGCGATCAATGGCACTTTCCTCGTCACAAAAATAGATATTGATACTTGGGCGGTAACACAGTACACGCTTTCCAATACGGGAGACGCGATACTGTATTCAAATTCACGCTGGGCATTTGCGCACCGCGGATACGCATATCTTTCAAGCAACGCGAGTTCCTATGCGTACTACAAGATAGAAATTGCAAACACGGTAAACATCACCAAGCTGTCAGGAACGACGAGCAATAGATGCACACCGCTTTTCGCACATGACGGTATCGTGCATTATCAGTATCTCTCCACATCGAGCAGCGCGGTAGCATCAGGAAGCAGGCACTACCTTGCGGACTCCGTTTTGAACAAAATGGTGTTCAGCGGGAACGCATACATTATGAGCATACTGTACAGCAAGACATGCTATTCGCCTGGCATGATACCCGTCAAAGGATTCCCGCTGGTATATTACTGCAGTCTGGGCGCGAATGCAACACCGACATTTAATTACCGAACAGACTATTTGGCAACCATCAATAATCTAACCGAGCCGGTGGTTAAAACGGCGGACAAGACGATGAAGGTTACTTATATCATCGAGGAGCAATAACGCAGGAAGGAGGAAAAGCTATGGAACTTATTACGACATTGGCAGCAACGATTACGGCACTGGGCGTCATTACCGGTGCAATCTTTGCGCTATACAAATGGTTTTTGAAGCAGGAAAAGCAGGACAAGGACATCAAGGCAATCAAGGAGGAGCAGACCATCTTGACGCAGGGTGTCCTCGCCTGCCTCAAGGGCTTAAAGGAACAGGGCTGCGACGGACCCGTAACCGCCG